TTGGTAAACTTTCTCCTACAACTATTGGAAGATCTAAAGCTGTTGATTTAAAAAGTGCTAAAGCAAAAGAACTTGTAAGACTTATGAATAAACTAGAAGAGGCTGAGTTAAAAGGAACAGATACAGAAGAAATAACTAAAATAAGAAAACAACTTGGATTAATGCCAATCCCTAGAAAAGACATAGAATTTACTTTAGAAGAAAAAATTAATAGAATAACAAATAAAGAAGATAGAGAAGCATTAAGAAAAATATTTGCAACAAAAAAAATTGCTAAAGGAAAGGCTCCAAAAGCAGAACCAGAATATCCTTTTACTCCTATAGAAGCTGTTGAACGAAAAATTGTTGATCCTGAAACTAGCGATGAAAATTTTGTAACAATACAACGAAAACGAATTTTACCTTCTAGTGAATCAATAGAACGAAGTGAAGAAAGCCAACTACCTAATATTGTTGGTCAAGCGTCAGATCCTAAATCTCAAGTAACTAAATTAGATATTAAAGCTGATCCCGGCCTTCCTCGTAAAACTGATCAAGAGTTTTTTGATAATCGAGTTGAAAATTATCTTGATCAAGGCGATGATTTAAAAACTGCTAGAGCAAGAGCAAGAAATGATCTTGGAGAAAGAAAACTATCTGAAGAGTACACTGGAGATCAGCTTAGAGATCTATTAGGTGAAGGTGTTTTAGAAACAGATCTTGGTGAAATAGCAGATTCTGAAGCAACAAAAATGTTAGAAAGAGCTTTTGAAGAAGGATTGACAAAAAAGAAAGCTGGTGGGCAAGTAGGCAAACCTAAACGTAAAATTAAAAAAACAATGCGTGGCAATGATCTTGTAGCAATGATGTATGATTAATTATGGAAAGGTTTGCAGAATATAATAGAGGACTGCTAGATCAAAGAGGTCCGGTTAATCAACCTCAGTTGATGTATCCGACTTTTCAAGATCCTTATTCTCCTGTAACACAATCTGCTTTAGATATAGGTCGTGCTACAGTGGGTATGGAAAATCCTTTAGGAGATTATACCAGAGAGCAATTTGGTCCTGAAGCTGTTAAAACACTTCAAAATGTTATAGAAGTTGGAGGACTTACATTATTAGCGAATCAAGGTCGCAAAGGTGCTGTTAATGTTAGTCGTAAGTTTACACCAAAGGGACGTAAGAAAGCACAAGAAGCCTTAAAAAAAGCTCAAAATAAAAAAGCAGCAAAAGCTATTGCAAGACAGCTTGGTACATTTGGAGCTAAACGTATGGGATTAGCAGGTTTAGCAGCAGGACTAGGGGCTGTATTTCCCCCAACACTTGCTGTAACAGGTCCGGTTATAACAGGTCTTAGTATATTAGATTTGTTAGCAGATAAAGATACAAGAGGTATGTTGCCTGAACTTGCAACTAAAGAAGGTCTTAAAAAAATGCCGTCTGCTTTAGAAAGAGAGACTGCACAGAGAAAGGCAGCTAAACAGAGAACATCTGGTCTAACATCTTTACTTGAAGCTAGAGTAAAACCATAGAGGAATAGTTATGGCAGTAAAGAAAAAAAGAAAGCCTAGTAATATGAAAGGCATTACTATTGGTCGGGGTATGAAGCGTCCCACCAAAGCTGGTGCTGGCATGACTAAAAAAGGTGTTGCAAAATATCGTAGACAAAACCCCGGTTCTAAGTTAAAAACTGCTGTAACTGAAAAAAAACCTAGAAGTAAAGCAAGAGCCGCAAGGCGTAAATCTTATTGTGCAAGGTCTGCGGGACAAATGAAAAAGTTTCCAAAGGCTGCACGTAATCCTAATAGTAGGCTTAGACAAGCCCGTAGACGATGGAGGTGTTAAAAAAGTTTTGACGTATTTAAGTTCTAATATCCCACATTTTAAATGTTGGGTGCGTAAAGAGTATACTTATAACCATGAACAATATGAAGGAGAATATCTACATGCATTAGCAATAGCTGTAAATACAATACCAGATAGATGTTTAAGTTTTAATGTTGTGTTTACAGGTTGTGATGAAGATGAAAATATACATGGTGGTGCGATGTGGGCCAGAATGCCAATCACTGCATTAATTGCAGACAATAGATTGGAAGAGTGGCCTGAAAGAATGCAAACACATTTGGCTCAACCGTGGGACTGTTCATCAAGAAATCATGCATTAATTATAATGGATAGGATATCTTCAAGTCCTTGGATTTGTAAAATAGGTGGAGAATTTTATACTGGTCGTTATATGTTTACAATAGATTATACAGATAGTCATATCTCAGATGATCCGGCACAACATAAACAATCACATGTATTAGAACTTTTAGATGCAGATCAATACACAGGTAATATTGTAGCATTACCTAATAATAGAGTTAGAATAACTAATCCTGCTTTATGGGAAACTGGTGAAGGCGCTCCAGACTTTGTTCCTAGTCAGTATGTACATTCAGCAGAAATAGACGATAGTTATATGGACCCTAATATAACATTTAACAATCTTTATGCAAAGGAGAAAACTAATGGCAGCAAAAAGAAAACCAAAAGGAAGAAGTAAAATGATGAAAAAAAAGATGGCTGGCGGTGGTCGTATGACAACCAAAGGTCGTTCTAAAGGCGGTGTCGTTCGTCGTATGGGCGGTGGCCGAATGAAAACGAAATATCGTTCTCGTGGTGGTCGTGCTAGGTAATGCCTAAAAAACGTGATCCTAAAGTTGGTACTGGCAAAAAGCCTAAAGGTTCTGGACGCAGACTTTATACTGATGAAAATCCAAAAGACACAGTTAGTATAAAGTTTGCTACTCCAGCAGATGCTAGATCTACAGTAGCAAAGGTTAAACGAATAAATAAACCTTATGCTCGTAAAATACAAATACTAACTGTAGGAGAACAACGTGCTAAAGTTATGGGCAAAACTCAAGTAGCTTCCATATTTAAAAAAGGTAAAGAAGCAATACGAAAGTCAAGAGGTAAAAATGGCAGTCGCAAAAAAACGTAAAACTAAATCAAAATCAAAAAGTAAATCACCTACGCCAAAGAATAAAGCTTTGTATGCACGGGTAAAGTCTGAAGCTAAACGTAAGTTTGATGTATATCCTAGTGCTTATGCTAATGCTTGGTTGGTTAAGACATATAAAAAGCGTGGTGGTACTTACGTATGAGCTTGAAAGAATGGTTTGGAAAAGGCCCAAAAGGAGATTGGGTGGATATTGGTGCGCCTAAAAAAAAGGGCAAGTTCCAAGCCTGTGGACGTAAGTCTACGAAATCAAGCAAAAGAAAATATCCAAAGTGTGTGCCACGTTCTAAAGCCAAGAGTATGACTGCGGCACAAAGAAAAAGTGCAGTAGCAAGAAAAAGAGCAAAGCCTCAAGGTGTTCGTGGTAAACCTACAAATGTTCGTACATTTGCTAAAAAGAAAAAAACAGTCAGAAAAAGAAGGGCTAAGAAATAATGGCAACTTCAGGCACATATGATTTTAATCTTGATATAGATGAAGTTATACAAGAAGCAATGGAAATGATCGGGGGTGAAAGCACTCTTGGACATGAACCTGCTTCTGCACGTAGATCTATTAATCTTATGCTTAAAGATTGGCAGAACAGGGGTGTACTTCTTTGGAGTACTTCTGTTTCTAGTGTAACTGTGTCTGCAAGTCTTGCAACATATTCTCTTAATTCTTCTACTGTAGATGCTCTGGAAGTTGTTCTTAATAGAGATGATACAGATCTTCAGTTAGAACGTATATCTTCTGAAGAATATCTTCTTATTCCTAATAAGACACAAAAAGGTCGTCCTAGTCAATATTCTATAAGAAAAGAACGTGATAACCCTGTATTATCACTTTGGCCGTTACCTGATAATTCAACAGATGTATTAAAAATAGAAATTGTTTCAGAACTTCAGGATGTAAATAAATCTGCAATACAAAATGCAGATATACATAAAAGTTTTCTTCCATGTTTAACATGTGGTCTTGCATACAATATGTCTATGAAAAGACCTAATGTACCAATGGAAAGAATTAATATGTTAAAAGTTAATTATGAAGAAAAACTAGCACTAGCTATGTTAAATAATAGAGAAAGGGCAGTTATGAAAGTTGTTCCTAGATTGAGGTATATCTAATGGCTAGTAATAAAAATGCTTTAGCAGTTTGTGATATAAGTGGGTTTGTATACCCACACAGACTAATGCGTCTAAATAGTTATGGACTTTTAGTAGGTCCAGCAGATTTTGATGGGCAGTATGATTTAAAAAACCACCCTCAAAATCAAGTGCCTGATGTTAGAGATAATCCAGCTATTCGTAATCCTCGTCCTGATTTGGGTGGAAGAAACCTTGAATGGAGTCAAGCCTCTACTGCTTGGGGATCAACAGATAAATATTGGAATCTAATATGACAGATTTAACAAGTCAACTAATATCAAATACATATAAGAAAATAATACTTGTTAGTTCCTCTGCAACTAATACTGGTGTTAATACTTCTTTAAAAGCTGTACAAACTGGTGATGGAACTAATACTGCTCTAAAGGTAGCAACTAATGCTGTTCAGATTACTGGTGCATTAGGAGTAGGTGGATCAGTATCTCTAGATGGAAACTTACATGTAGATGATAAA